CTGAACCCCCTGGCCTTTGAAGTCATGCAAACATTGCATAAAGATCCCGGCAGCCTGTTTCCGGCTGAGAACGCCGTCACCGACTGACTCCACCAGCCTCGGGGCAATGGCGAGGCAGATCGCAGGCATTGGTGACTTGGGTGGCTCTGGAATTGATGCGGGGGGTGCAGCCTGAAGGGAGGCGGCGGTGAGAATTGCGAACATTGCGTGGCGTTGAGGCTTGTTAGAACTGGCCTGGTGCTGGCCAAAGAAAAAGGCCCTAGCTGATCGCTAAGGCCAAGAAGCAGGAGCTGAATGTGGCGATGGTGAGAAGGCCCAGGATCTTTGACTGCTGTCGAAGAACCCACGCCCTATAGAGAGGATCATCCATACATGTCCTCAAGGACTGGAAATAGTGCGGCCTTGGTATCAGCAACAGTGGGGAATCCTGCCATTACTGTTTGGCCATTGATCACGTACCAGTAGCTGGTGTCTGTATCACTGAGGATCTGTGCCACCACTTGATTGTCGTGGAAGATGTGCTCGTGATACATCCCCGAATGATGGGGAATGCGGTTGCTGGTGTACATGGTGCGGTCACCGGGTGTGGGTTTGAGGGGTCGGTGTGCCCGAGTAGCTGTAGGGATTGGCCGAGAGTTCGCCCAACCCCAGGATCACCAGCGCACAGGTGAGGCCAGTGGCCACAAAGAAGCTGATGATCCCGTCCATTTTCACTTGGTCCATGGGTCTAGTGGGATTGATACGGAATTAAAAAGCGTTCCGGTTGAACACGTAGGTCAGACCCCCGAAGTCGAAGGTGTCGAAGTCGTAGGTCAGCAGAGAATCCCAAAGACGTTCCCAGTTGATGCAGCCCTGGAGAATCTCAGGGATCCTCTCGCAGCTGTTGTCGAGGTACTCGGAGCAGAACTCCTCGTAAAAGGTCCAGGTGTTATAGGCCCCATAAAAAGCAGCCTGCAGTTGGTCCTCGGTCTCGATACCCAGGTCGTCGAGTTCCTTGGCTACCCAGTCCCTCGCGTCCTGTTCGTCCACTTCGGGCAGGTGTTGGGCGATGGCCTGGCACCACTCCCGGTCGGGATCCTCTTCGTCGTAGGTCAACTCCTGCTGGGAGGGCAGGACGCCCTTGGCAGACAGAAGCGCCTCGTAAAAGGCAGTCCAGGCGAGCTTGCCGTCAGGTCGGATGTACCCGGCAGCAGATACCAGCGTGGACTTGGGGCAGTCATCTCCAAAGTCCTTGACCAAGGAGAGCAGGCCAGCCCCTGTGACTTGAGAAGGCATGTCGAGAGATGCGGTGGAAGGCAGTGCGCCCTCCGTGTCCTTAGTCTGGCATCACTTACCCTAGTGGCAGTGATCATGACACAAAATGTAACAGTCCAGCATTTCACGCAGCCGATCTCTGGGACTTCGGCGAGGTGGCCACATGTCCGCTGGCCACAGGACGATCATGTCTTTAGGCCTTAAGGGCTGGCCCGCTTGTCGCCGGGCCTCGCAGCACCGACGCCGCAATACTGCCCCCTGTGTTGGTCAACCGCAAGTGACAACGGCGACAATTTAGGGTCTCTTAAGATTTGGATGTAATGAACTTGCCAAGGCAGTTCTTAATCCTCACTATCATCGTCTGTTTGTATCATCGAAAGCTCAGCACGTAGCTCTGGGTCGATGATCCATTCTTCCTCAATTGCCCAGATGTTTAATACATGTTCCCGGGCATTATGGTCTTCCTCGCAGTTAGCACCGTCTGGTACTTGGTCGCTTAAGTATTGCAATCGTTGCCACATTTCGGCGAGAGTTCGATGTATTAACTGCTGTTGAATCTTGGCCTTTTGGGATTCTCTCATTGTTTCGAACAGATGATTAGAAAAGTGAGGGTAGACAATCGCCGGATTGTCACAGCCCCTATAGATCAGGGCAGGCGATGGGCACAGGACTGCCCTAGGCACCCACCCAGGAGCACATTAGATACCTGATCTAATGAGAGTGCCCACCAACACAGGCATTCCAACCCGTAAACCACAATTGCGGTGTGGGTATGGCATCAGCAGCGGTGGGGTGGCCCGAATTTTCGAAGGGGTGGGGGGTACAGGGGGGAGCCCGGCGGGGCGCATCAGGCGCTATCCCTTTGGAAATTTGTGGTGAAATACTCAACCCTTCTCAGAGGGCTTTCTAAGCTCCTTTAAGGCCCTTTTGATGCTGCTGGCCAGGGTGACATTCCCCTTCTCCTCTACAGCCCTTAGAGCAGCTTCTAGAGCCCTCTCACGTGGACTCGTCATTTGACTCTACCAAATACTTCGCCGTCATCCGCATCTCATCAAAGAACCCACTGCCTGTTTCCGAGTACACACCCGTCGTCAGGGGAGGCTCTTTGACTTCTGCCTGCTCGAACTCCTTAATAGCCTGATCAACAGCAGCAGTGGTCTTGTAATCAATGACCTTCTCTTGAAGCCAAATTAGAAGGCCATAGACCAGAAAGTCCAAGGGCTTCATCAGATACGGCTGTAAGGCCTTGTAAGCGTCTTTAAACTCATTTAGGACTAACCTATCCATCTCACCCCCACACGGCCTTAGAGAGGCTGGGAAGGGCCTTGGAGAGGATCTGTCGACACTCAAGAGCAATCTCTTGATGTTCAAGCTGTGTGCCGTTAGCGGAGCGGAGGTTGATGTAATGAATCCACGACCGCACACTCCCAGCCATATAGAGGCGGGTAGGAGCTGCTAAGGGAAGGATCTCCCGAGCACACTCCTTAGCAACACCAGAGGAGACCATTTCCCGATAGAGATCTTCGACCTCTGCAAAGACCTGAGCGATACGGCGGTAGTAGCTAGCGGTCTTAGTGGGATCAAGATCATCAATGCTGTTCTGACGGTTCTTGGTGTCTTGACGGCGGAGGTGAGGGATGACAGGACGCCCTATGGAGTTCACATCGGCATACCGCTGAGAGAACTCTTGGAAGGAGAAGCTCCGGTGCCTAAGGATCTGAGCAGCAATGGAGCGGGTGGTATTGATCTCCATCACCACATGAGCCATCTCAAAGGGAGACCAGTGTTGGTTGGTAATGAGGTATTGGATCAGTCTCTCACTATCAGGATTATCCTGATTCTGAGGGTTAGATACCCTGGCACAGTAAGCAATAAGCTCTTCTGCTTTAGGAGTGACTGAGATTAAGGAAACAGACATCATAAAGAGGACGGTTATGTAGCTAGGTCAATACGGATGATGTTATTCTGGTCTTACAAAGTAGGAGGTCTTAATCTCCCGTATACAACACTTACTATAGCTATAACTATATTGGTGTTGATCTTTTTGTGTGTTTTCTTCCCCCCTTTCCCCCCTACCCCCCTTTCCCCAATGGTGTGATGGGGTTTTATATGAGGGGGAAGGGCCCCGTCTTTCAGGGCCCTTATTACCGCAATATCCACACTGAGGAGCACCACTTCCTCAGCGTAAGTGGACACCTAAAGTCAACGAGAGGGAGAAACCCAGTCGTAGACTGGTTTATTGGCACGTATTGCCTGTTTGAAGCTCAGCCCCAATACGAGGCAGTCGGTAGCCAGTTGAGGTGTCTCTAGGAAGGCGTCCTGCATGGCGTTCCATTCCTCGTGTCTGCGATCAGCCTGGGCCTTATGGGCGGACTGAGCGAGGGCATCGATGAAGTATTGGACGCCTTGAGCGAGGGCATCGATACGGTCATCGTGTTTGACGGCTCCTTTCTCCCGGCACATGCGGGACATTTGGTACATGAGCATGTACTCCAGACGCTTTTCAGGTGGAGCGTCTTCATTGGAGGTGTAGTCGTACTCGAAGACCTTGGGGTCGATGATCAGCTTGTGCTGGTTCATGACCGGCTCTAAAGTATCAATGATGCGCTCTTCCTTACGGATTGTGGCTCTGACCTCCTCAATATCGATGGGGAGTTGAGCTTGGATGGCGTGACGCTTAAGCAGCTCACAGACCATGCCATCACCAAAGTTAGATTCGACTAGGAGTTTGGTTGCGTTAAAACGCTTAGCAAGACGAACGATGTCAGAAAGAGTATCGTCAGAATACCCATCACGATAAGCTTTTAAGGAACGAACGAAGACATAGCCATGAGTTTGGCTAAGGACGACGGCCACAGTTTCATCAGTGCCTCGTCCTGACGGGTCAATCGATACAATCGTTTCATCGTACGGAACGATTCCCTCGTCAATGAACATTGGGCCATAGAACCGATCTCCAGGTAGGCCCACAGCAGACAGTTCCTTAAGGCAATAGCGTGGATCAGAGGACCAAGCATATCGTTCAGCGCATTCAGGACCGAGGGGAGTAACGATCAGATCAGCAAACTTCAGGGGGAACTTCTCGGCGTCAGTCATGCTGGTATCCAACATGAACTGGAGCATGAAGTTGGAGCGGCCCATGGCTGCTTCTCGCTCTAGGAGATCAGAGTCGGTAAAGCGGCTATCTGTGGGTTGCCAGGGTTGTGCTCCATTGTCGATATCCTCCAGCAACTGAGGCGCTAGAAGGCCTTCATAACGGCTGTGGTCCCTGGGATAACGAGCAGGCCAAACAAAGGGCTTGTAGGACCTTTCAGCGAGCTTTCTATAGACGGTAAAGGTTGACTGTGGTGTGCCCAGAAACATGATGCGACTGGACTCATCAGGGGTGAGGATCGACTCAGCTTCGGTGACCAGCTGCAGGAGCTTTTCCCGTTGCATGTCAGTGGCTGAATTGAGGGGAACCTCTACGTCATCAAAGATCATCAAATGGGCACGGGAGCCAGTCATCTGACCGGTGATGCCCACACTTTTCACAGAGGGTGCCTGGTGGGGCTTTGCTGGCCCTACGTCGAAGGAGATCCGCGACCACCTCTGATCGTCGGATTTCGGCCCCAGATGGGACAACCAGGAAATATCGAGAATGAGCTTCTGACAGAAGATCGAGAAGTTGTCGGCTCTCTCCTTCGAGGCCGAGATCACCATCACCTTCCGATCCGGGTCGTTGTAGAGAGTCCATAGGACAAAGGCAGCAGTGATCCAGCTCTTACCGACGCCTCGGAAGGCTGAGATCTGGAGACGCTTTGGCCCGTGCTGTAGATAGTCAGCAATACACATCTGAGCACGGGTGGGTTTGGGGAGACCAAGCTCCCGCCACACCAGCGTGAGGAAGACCTTGAAGTCTTCTCTCAGCCGGCGGTCAAGTTCGTGGACGTTCATCGCTATGCGAAGGGCACCTTGGCACCAGTCGGTAGAATCCGTTCCCAGATGGGTGAAGGTCTAAAAGTAGGGCTAGTCATAGGTGCCATACCGGGATTCCAACCAGGAGACGGCAGTGGTGTGTAAGGACCCTGTGGAGATCCGGGAATGGCCTCACTTTTAAAGAACGGAATCTGGAAGAGGTTCTTTTTTTCAGGAACAGCTCCAGGAACTGGCGGAGGAGGTGTAGGTGGAGATTGGAAAAGCTTGTAAACCTGAGAAGCGGCGTTCTGACGCTTATCGAGGTGGGGGACAGAGGGGCGGAAATAACCGGTGCCAGTTGCGGCTGAACCGGTGAAGTACTGGGCAAAGTAACCAGGAGAACCCTTAGCTGGTGAGTTCTCAAACACACGGGTCCAACCACTGAGGCTGGCACCAGGCTTAAGATCATGCTTACCGACGTACTCCTGGACGAAGTACTTCAACTGCCATTGGATGGAGTTGGGGTCTTGACCAGAAGCCAAGGCTTGAGTGCGAGCACGGTCGTAAGCGATTCGACGCTCACCGGTGTATTGAGAAAGACCACGACCTAGACCAGCACCTTTCTCCACAACATCAAGACCTTTTAGGTTTGGTCTGCCGGTCTCGACGATCCAAGAGCCAATCAGGCCCGCTGCTTGTTCAGGGGTAAACTTAGGAAGACGACCACCACTTTCCTTCTGTGCTTGACCGCTAGTCAGGTATTTCCAGGCGGTGTCAAGTTCAGCTGATTTGGTGATTGCAAAGTAATTACGAGGTGCCATAGGTTGGTTATAAAAAGAGCCCCCTAGAAGCCCCGTGGAGAGGCCTCTAGAGGGCAGAAGGATGGGAGACACCAAAGAGGCAATCAGGAGGCCTTGCAGGGCCTTCCTGATGCCCCTCAAGGGCACTAGGCTTTAACGCTGGTTGCCAGACCGACACTAGAAGCGGTCACAGCATTGCCACGGGCAACACAGGCGCTCAGGATGTCCAGGGCCCCGCCCACGGTGTTCGCCGTGGTCAGAGCAGCCAGAGCGGCAACAGCCGTAGCATCCAGCTTGGTCTTGGCTTCACCGGAAGACTTCTCAGGAGAGAAGATGGAAGCGGGTTTAACAGTGGCAGTAAAAACTTGAGCAGTCATGGCTTAAGCAGATTGAAAGTACATAAAGTCCTCAACAGCCATTGATCCTTTTGCCTGATTACATGAACGGCAGGCAGTTACACAATTGGCTGCTGATGTTTCGCCGCCCTTACTTCTGGGACGGACGTGGTCAATTGTCAAATTGGCGGTTGAACCGCAATAAACGCAGCGATTATTGTCCCGAATCTTGATCTCATCTCTCCACATTCGTTTGGCATCTGAGCTGCGAAACGTGAGAAGGTCATGCATGAGGCTTCGGGGGTTGTCCATCGGTGGCTCATTACTTCAAAGTTGATTTACCGTTCTTTCCATTACGAGAGCGGTTCTTAGAAGGGGACTCCAACACAAGTCGTCCACTCTTCGTATGGCTCAGATCTTTGCCACCCTTTCCAGCAATGCCACGGCGGCGGCGCTCCGTCCAACGTTCCTCAGATTTGTTCTTGACGCTGGTCTTCTTGTTATATTTACGCTGGTAAGCGTTCTTCTTAGCCTTGAGCTTTGGGTTCTTCTTGTAGGGGTTATAAGCCATCAAAGATGCTCCTGAACCTCTTCAAACGTCAGCTCGGGAATCAAACCAGCAAGGTTTGCTAGAGGCGATCCTTCAACAGCTACACCAGTGATATCGTTGGCCTTAAGCCAATCACACGCAGCACGAAGGTCTGCAGTAGAGGCCTCACCGGTTTTAATCCTATTAATTAACTCTTTAGTCAGAAGTGAATGAAGCTCATCGAAGGCGTCTTCGCCTGCTCGCTTAGTCATGACGACTCCTAATTGTGCTTGAATACAATTTGATCAAGCTTGTTCTCAATGCGGATCATGTGATCTTCCATTTTCGCCAAAGCATGAGCCAATTCCTCCTTTGGCACATAGCGTTCAGCCATACGGAGTTCGACTCGGTCCATGCGTTTGTCGACTTCCATGATCCGATTTGTCAATCGTGTATTGATGGCCACAAGGCCAGTGATACCAGCCACTATGGCTGAAATAACAGCTTCAATCATCGGTTCGTCGAGGGTCTAAATGTCATGAACCACCCAGACCCATTACCTTCGACAGCCCAACGCCGCATCCAGTTAGTCCAGGTATATTTCACCTCCAGACCGCCAGAACCCCTGCTGACATAGCCACCAGCGACATTATTCATCTCCCCATAAGGATCATGAAAAATGCCGTTGAGGCCATCATCACCAATCAAAAGCATCCAATGTCCACCACCAGTAGGAGCTGAAACCGGACCTTTATGTAGAACACCAGTAGCTACTGGATAGCCCTGATTAAGTTCTGACAGTAATGTAGAGCGGGTGCCGTTTTGATAGAAGCTTGCGTAAATCCCGTAGTCACTACAGGCTTTAATCTGAGAAGTGTATTGAGTAGTATCACCATATTTCAATACAGTCTTTAAATAGACATCGTCAGCATTACTGCCTTTAAGCGCATCAGGACGCAGATACTTAACTGCCATAGCACACGTGGAGCTAAAGCACATCCGATCTCCGTGCTGAGTAGCACTATCAGTTTGTAAGTAATACTGCTTAACGGGAAGCAGCATCATTGACTCAGCCTTTAAGAATGTCCTTCAGTTTTTGCAGTTTGTCGTCTTCCTTGCGGACCACCTTTAGGTAAGCCACCAAGGACAGGACGATTTGGACAATGCTGTTATCTTTGAGCTTGCTAACGCCAATAACTTCAGAGCCCAAAAACAGGGCAAAGAAAACGAGGGTCTCATAAGAGACCTTCAAACCAAGAAAGGTAAGCATGATTAGTGAGAGATATGATTAAAAGCGTACCGATCTAATTCAGCTACTCTTGGCAAGACCTCTCAATGAGATAGGCAAGGAGATTGCTTAGGCTTCGACCTTCTTGGTCGGAACGCTTAATGAGTTTTTGATGCAAGGCCCAGCTCATCGTGATGGTCACGCGCTGGGAGTTGCGTCGAAAGTGGGGCACAAAGTCCGCAGAGCTTGCCCCACCTAGCTGTGGCCGGTTGAATTGGGTCATCATCCTGTGTATGCAGGGTGGTCACGGGGTCGGCTGTTAGCGCAGCGCGGCCCCACCATTACCTAGCACAGCACAGGGGCAGATAGCTACCAGGGCAAACCAGCAGCCTTGGTCGGCTGACGCTGTTCATCAAGCTGAGCCTGGAGAGCGGCTTCAACTTCAGCCACCTTTTCTTCGCCCAGTTGGTCCTGGAGCCAACCCACAACGACTTCAGGGGTCAGTTCGCTAAACGGAATCATTTCGTCTTCAGGACGCTCCAGACCGATGGAACCGTATGCACCAGCCGCATAGGTGTCATCTTTGGCGTCAACGGTGTAATGCACGGTGTAAACGAAGCCGTCGCCGACTTCGCGTTCCATTTGGGCAATGTTCCAGGTGAAAGTGGTAGACATGAGTAAGGTGTGTATGGAGAAAAAAAGAGCCCACCGATTGGTAGGCTCAGGTGAGAGTGGTTAGTGAGTAGGACTAATCGCTGTGGTTAGTCAGAGAACCAATGATGTAGCCCTCGATAAATCCGCCATCGCTTGCACCGAGAGAAGGTTTGATCTTTAGCAGACACATGAGCAATGCAGGAACACCTATACCAATAAAGCCGGTGATTAGAATTGCAAAAAGTTCGGACATAAAAGAGAGTAGGACTGCGAGGCTCAGGTAGCGATCAAGCCAAGATCACGCATCCGCGCCAGCAACGCATTGAGCTGGGTGATCACGCTGGCTGCATCTGTGGCATCAGCAACAGCAGTGGGTTGAACCACTGGCGTCTTGTTGTAGAAGCCAATCTTTTGCGTGGTAGCCGTGCCGATCTTGGTGCCGGTGGTGGTGCCTACGGTGATGTTGCCAGCGTCTGCTACTTGGAGCACACCTGCGCTGGTAATACGAAGCCGCTCCACAGGTGCCGCGCCTGCACTGGTTCCGACAACAAAATCCATATTTGTGCTTGATGTATTCAAGCACGAGATGTAGACGGATCTTGTTGCCGAATGAGGACTGAGTACAAGTCTTGCTTCACTATTTGCCCCCAGATAGCTGGGAGAGCCAACGATCTTAAGCGCATCTACAGCAGTTCCCGCTGTGCCCGCGAAACTATGAGAAATTGCTCCAGTTGAATCAATCCGCAGACGCTCCGTCGGGCTGCTCGCTCCATCGGCGGTAGTGGAGAACGTTAATATGCCCGGGGTGTCTCCACTAGACCAAGCAGTTCCGTCAGTCCACGATGCAATGGAAGCAGCCGGACTAAAAGTAGTACCATCTGTCCCACTAAAAAGAATCTCACCCAATTTCCACCCACCAGAAAGAGCCCCGAAAGCGGTCACTGTGCCGTCAATGGTCGATCTTGAGCGCTTTAAGTTAAAGGTTGCCGGGTAGTTTGCACTGTTGCCTCCAGAATAGTTGACAACACTTAGTCCACCAGCATTGGCACCAGTACGAACAATCGCCTGAAGGTCGCCGCTATCAGTATTGTTAGTGCTCGTAGACGTGCCAACTAACAGGCGTCCCGAGCTGTCGATGCGGGCTTTTTCGCTAGTGCCAGAGCCGCCATTGTAAAAAACAATCGGAGCGCCTGCTGTACTAATGCCAAACAAACCACTTGAGCCAACCCGTCCATAAATACCAACGGAATTATCTGCGTTCGCAAAATCTCCAATCGAAACAGTTGAGAATTGGTTGCTGCTATCGCGCTGAACGTTTATACGTCCGTAAGCGTCGGTAGTGCCAATCCCTACGTTGCCATTGCGGTTAATGCGAAGGCGTTCAGTTACAGAATCAGCATCTGCCGAAGTTCCAAAGACAAGCGCAGTTGCCCCACTAACACCTTCGTAAATACCACCGATTTGCGCCCTTACACCAGACCCGCCAGTATCTTGACCCTCAAACTCAATTAGGCCAACGTATTGATCAACTGATCCAGTGGAATCTTGGTTTTCTAGTCGGATATAAGCTGTATCAGCGGCGGACACATGAAGGAGCCGATCAGCACTGCTAGTCCCCAGACCTAAGCGGCCACTGGAGTCCAGGCGCATCCGCTCTAGACCGTTGGTAACAAACGTAATTGGATACGCACCAGTGTGAGCAAGGCTTAAGCCATAAGCAGCGCCAAAGGAACCACCGGTACTGCTGTCAAGACCTACATAAGCAATGCCACCAGTGTTACGAAATTGGATGTGAGAGGTATTTGTGCCAGTTGTTGAATACAGGCGCTGAGTTGCTTGAGCCTGTTGGATGTCAAGGGGTACAACAGGTGCAGCGCCAACCCCAACATTCCCACTCGCATCAACAAACAACCGCCCAGTGCCATTAGTTGAGATGGCTACTTGGTCTGCGCCGGGAGAATAGATGCCAGTGTTGGTGTCCCCGGTGAACTTCAAAGAGGGGGTGCCAGCAGAACCAAGAGCAAGAGCTGAATTGCTGCCGTTCTCCCGCATCAAAGGGTAGCCGCCAACTTGAACACCGTCGTGGACAACGACGACCTCTTTATCAGTATCAATAGTCGTTTCACCAGCAGCACCAGTAAAAGAACTGTGCTGTGCCGTAGTACCGCGACGGCGACGAATTGCTGTAGTCATTGTTAGATAAGTACTCCGTAATCAACAGTAGTGCCAGCTGCGGCAGTGATTGAACCCCAATCCGCAAAGAATTGAAGCGTGTTTAAAGCAGATACAGCATTAGCTGCAGACGTTGCACTATTAGCAGCAGACGTTGCACTAGTAGCTGCATTAGCCGCTTGAGTTGGGGCAGCAATAATTGCCGCCATGTTGGTTGCACAAGTTGTAACGTTTGCATTGTTAGTTGCAACCGTTGTTACGTTTCCACTAATGCCAGCAACCGTATTGATATTGGCAATGTTTGTGGCGTTGGTGTTAATGTTGGCAGTGTTACCAGCAACAGTGGTTACGTTCGCACTGATGCCAGCTACCGTATTAACGTTGGTGATGTTGTTTCCAACAGTGTTAACATTGGCAATGTTGGTTGCCACCGTGTCGATCTCACTGACAGGCTCAGCAAGGTCAGCAGCAACAGCTTGAATGTCAGCAATGTTGGTCGCTACCGTGTTGACACTGGTAATGTTATTGCCAACAGTATTTACATTAGTAATGTTGGTAGCAACAGTATCAATTTCACTGACGGGTTCGTTCAGATCATTGGCAACGGTTTGAATGTCGCTGATGTTAGAAGCAACCGTCGTGACATTGCCAGAGATACCAGCAACAGTTGTCACATTGGAACTAATTCCAGCAACGGTGGTGACATTACCGGCAATACCAGCAACAGTCGTTACCTCAGTCGCCTTAGGAACAAGACGGTGGAAGGTATAACTATGAAGGGTAGAGGTGGTCTCTACAAGCACCCCATAGCCCGCTGCAAGGACCGTAGAGCCGCATCCAGTGATGGTGACGGTATTACCACCAGCACCACTAGAAATGGTCACAGTGCCCGCCACAGGGGTCCGTGTGGTGACAATCTCTTTAACGCTGATGATGGTCCCACTACCATCCGGGTTGTTGATGTCCGGGTTGGTCAGAGGGAAGCTCGTCTCATTCGCAATAGGAACGAAGCCACCCACATCATCAACAAGATCAATGATCCGTGCATCAATAGCAGCCGTCGTAGCAATGAAGCCATCACTGCCACTCCACGGAATACTGCTACTAATGGTCTCCGCACTGTCCTGACGGAAGTAACGAAGATCCGAAGCAGATGTGGTGAAGAAGCTAGTGTCGTTGGGTGAAACCCCAGCAACCTCTGCGTTGGTGACAACCGTAGCTCCAGTGAGCTTCGATGAATCAACCGTACCAGCAGTCAGCTTGGCACCATCAATACCACTTGCTACCTTTGCATCAGTAACCGCACCATCAGCAAGCTTTCCGGTGGTGACATTAAGGTCAGCAATCTTGGCAGTAGTTACGTTCTGATCAGCAATCTTTGCCGTAGTAACATTGCTGTTTAGAATCTTGGCCGTGATGACTGCATCATTAGCCAAATCATCAGACACAATCGTGCCATCAGCAATCTTGGCAGACGTAACAGCACCGTTGGCCAGCTTATCTGTGGTTACATTACCGTCAGCAATCTTTGCCGTCGTGACATTACTATCAGCAATCTTGGCGGTAGTAACATTGCTATTAGCAATCATGGCCGTAGCCACAGTGCCAACATCACCAGTACTTACCAGAGTACCGCTGGAGTTAGGAAGATTAAGGGTACGATCAGCCGTTGGATCACCACCAAGCAGTGTGACCTCATTGGCATCGTTAGTCGTACCCTCAAAGATAATGCCCTTACCAGCAGTAAACTCAAGGTTCCCCGTCATCGTGCCGCCAGTAGCGTCCACACGACGAGCAATGGTTTCTTGGGTACTATAAAGGACTTGGTTGAAGTTATCGTTTAGGTCTTGGGCACGAATCGAAGAACCAGGGAAGAAGGTTGCCTGGAGAGTATCTACATTAGAATCACGGTAGATACGAATAACCGTACCATTGGTTGGAGCCGAGTTAAACTGAACTGTAGTCGCGTTGGCGAGCGAATATGCAGTTGTTACAATGCCATCAAGAGAGACCTTGATGTCAGTTGTTTCAAGATATGGGAAAGTAAAAGAGTAGAGAACGGTGGAGCCGCTCCCTACATAGTTATTCTCAGTAAGCGCCATTGCTATTTAGGCATGTTTACGATTCGATCTAAGTCGATGGTGCTGCTGTCGACTTGCGGCCTACGTTGTGATTCCTTCAATATCTGACGCTCACGGATGTCTTGCTGGAGATCAGGAAACTCCTGCCTAACTTGAGCTACGGCAGTATCCCGATGACGCAAGATGATCCGTGTGATCTCGTTATAGAACGGTTCGTTCTCCTTATAAACACGCTCACCAGCGGCGAGGCGGGCCTTAAATTGCTTTACGGCAGGTCCAAAGTTAGGGTGGGTCACCCAGTCCTTCAGTTCCTTATGCAAGCTGCTTTGGCCCATTAGCTGCTGCATACGTGAACGGTGCTCACGCTGAAGCTTGACGCCAGAAAGGGTCTTAGAGATAACAGAATTATCAAAACCAATATCTTCAAGAGCATCGCGCACAACGTCTTGCTTACGGGTTCTGATGGCAATAGGATTAATAGCATTGAACCCACCGTTGGGGTTCTCGATCTGACTACCATCTAGCCAGTCATACATGGGAGAACCGAGTTTGGCAAAGCCACCACTTCCTCGGAACAGGGAACGGTCCAGAGTTTCGTTATATTCCTGCTGATATGGGGTCAGCATGTTGGCAAACGTCGAACGAACACCAGCAAGTGGAAGCAGGCTGTTGATCGTATCGACGGGAAGCTTGGTGAGCACATCAAGGCCCTGCCAACCAGGGGTCAGCAACTTGCCCAGGGGCACAACGCCCTGCATGTAGCTCTTGTTGGTAAAGTTTGCAGCAATTGCGTAGGTCAGATACCCAGCCAGGTACTTACCACGGTCTTCAGACAGTCGACCACGCTGGGTCATGTCATATAGGTCAGCCACAGAGCTCAGAATCCAGCCATAAGGCTCGATACGGCTGTAATCCACCCACTTATCACCCACACGAAGCGAACGAGCAGGGTTTTGAAGCAGCCAAAGCTTGCGCTCCTCAGGGTCCGGCGGGCCATTACCGGTGATCATGCCGTTGTGGGCTGCCAGAGCCGCACTAACAACCAACATCGTGCCCCAAGCTTGACGACCACGCATCACAGCCTTGGCATACTCATCCTCTCCAGCCATCACGGCCTTGTATTCGGAGAGATAACGTCCAAGAACGGGGACATGGGTGCCTGCGTAGACCATGATGTTGTGTCCTGTCTTCACAAACGGGAAGAACACACGCAGAGCGGGAACTTCGGTCACAAAATCACCAAAGGCCTTAGCAGCACCCTCAAGGTCAGTTTGGAAAGTGACTTCTTTGGAGATACCAAGCAGCTCATCGTCAAGAATCTTGCCTGTATCCGGGTCAAAGGTTCGATCAAGGTTAGCTTTATACAGACGCTCAAAGACTTCCTTGATAGGTTCATCAGTACCTTGAGCTTCTTCGATGGCCTTCATCATGGTCCTGGAGTTGTACTCCATACGAGAGACCATGGTCTTGAAGAATTCATCCCCACCAGTGAGGAACTTGCTCGGCCAATTCAACAAAGGGTTCCTGGTAAGACCATCCATCATGTCGAGGAAGCCAACACCAGCCTTAAAACCAGCATCATCAGACACAGCAGCAGAGTTACGCAGAATCTGCATCTGTAGATCAGCCTGCTCAGCCTGAAGGATGCCCTTATCTCCTTCATTCACAGCTCCTTCCTTCATGGACCGCCAAGCCACATCGAAGGCATCGTAAATGGTCTGTTGGAAGTTGTAGAAGGAGGCTGCGGCTGACTTCTTGACAGCAGCATTACCACCAGTAGATGCAGCAATCGGTCGATAGATCGTGTTGACTGCGTTGCTAACGATGTTGGTAAGCTGAGTCTTAGGACCAGACAGAATAGAGTTATAGAAAAGAGAGAGACCCTTGCCCCAAGCTAGTTTGTTCATCCATTTACCAAGAGTCGCCATCTTGGAAACATCACCCTGGGCCATGACCAGAGCGTTCAGCAAGCGATACCCAGCCTGACGAGCTTCAGGATCAGCGTCAGCCATACGACGGACAATCC